TGTAAATGTATGTTCTTTAGATTCACGACCTACACGAATAGTATAAGAAGGATAAAATTCTGTAGCCAAAGTAGGTTCAAGGAATATATGTTTATTAGCGCCACCAACTGCGGCTGATGCGGTTGTTGGTAAAGCACCGCTCGTTTGGTCTAAAGACGAAAGACCTATAAAATCATTATCAGCACTAACACTAGGTACTGCTAAAGTAACTGCTGATGTTGCCGCTAGAGGATTGGTAACATACCCATATACTCGACCCGGTTCTACACCATGATTTTTTGTACCGTTATAATATTGTAGTACGGGCTTAACAGCACCCATATCAGAAATACCCGAACCGCTTGCAACGGCAGTTGTAAAAGTATTATTAGTATATATTTTTATGTGTGTTAAAGTATCACCAGTAACGCCACCATATGTAAAGTAAAACCCTGTGTTAGTAGTTCCGTCGCCCGGAACTCCTAAAATACCAAATCCTACATTAGTAGTACTAACTGCCGCACCGTTAACTGTAGACCATCCGGCTTCCGGTGTACTACTTAAAGTTAGTACATCTCCTGCCTCTCCATTGAAGGCCGCCGCACTTGCGCTAGCCGCATCTTGAGTACCTTGAGCGCCATTTCTAACTTCCCAATAACCAATGTGTAAATCAGGTGTTTCTGATATGTCGCTAATTTTTCCTGTACCTTTAAAGTAACCAGCACCCCTATTAGCAAAAGTAATTGCATCTAAGAAACTACTGTGTTTTCTTTTAGGAAAGAATGAAGCAATAAGATTGCCCATAAAGTTATCCGGTTGAACTGCTAAGTTAATTGAACCTTCACCATATTTAGTGTTAGTTACCGCTTTTGATGCTACTTGTCTGCTCATATCTGAACGTACTAATAAATCGAAAGTTTGTTTAAAAGATTCGTCATCTACTTCTCCGTAAATTTGTGATGCTCTAGCGGCGGCATCGTTATCTGCCGGTTCTGTACCGAAAGTTGCTTCTTTTTCTATTGATACATACCTATTTAACCATTCTGCTCCTGCCATACTAGTACCTCTATATAAGATACTTACACTTGGAATGCCTTATTAATATTACCTACGGGTCATCTTTATTCTACGTCTATATGTTAAAATTAAATGATGTACACATATAGTTTCGTCATCATCCATTTTACTATCTAATTCCATATTATAAGATTCTAAATTATCAGTCGTAGCCAAAATACCAGTAGTAGTATATAATTCATCAAATACTTCACCTATTATATTTATCCCTAATCTATAAGCATTTTCATAATTAGTTCCTTTTGTTGTTACGTATATATTAGCATCATAGTATTGGTCAATACTAGAGCCACCTAAAGAAGTAAATTCAGGAGAGTTTAAATTATTTAATAGTACATGAATAGAAGGGACAGATATTCTATTAAGCATTTCTGATGATAAATCATAACCATATATAATAGAAGAATCTTTAACGTAAGTTTTTAAGAAAGGCCTAGCAGATTGTTTTAATCCTTCTATTAATGCTAATCCCATTCTTGCTATAGTATCTTGAGCAAAACCTGAAATCATTAATTCTTCGGGGTCAAAAACTCCAAATTTACTATAATATACTGCGTAAAATTTTACACTACCACTTGTAGTACCAAAAGTAGCACCGTTACCACTAGCGCTAGAGCCTGTTACCGTATAGTATCCAATATTACCATCAGCATCGTTAATTATCTCATGTATATATAATGCCCCATTACCACTAGCATCTAAAGTTAACCTTAAAGTAAGTGGTACAGGATTGTCTTCTGCCATTGATAAATCTAAATCAGATATAGTTACTGTAGTAGCACCTACTAGTTTTAGTGATGTTAACTTACCCGTACTTTGTATTTCTATTTTTTTACTACCGTTCTTTAAAGATAAAAGAACTACCCCATTATCTGCTACAGTAGTTACTGACAACATACAAAACACAGTAGAAGATGTAGAGTTTCCTATATGCCAATAACCGTTTGTCATAACCCAAGCACCGTCTGAAGCAGAACCAGCATTACCTGAAGCCAAAGCCCATACGTCACCTATATTTTTATCTGCGCTTGCGGGGCTTGCTCCTACTAATCTAGAATTCCAATATTCATTTGTTTTTGCTACTGCCATATTTTCACCTTCTTTTTAATTTACCCATAACACCGGATGAACTCATTTTCATTTTAGTTTTAGGGGTACTATAATCTTCTCTCATTCTTATTTTTTCTAAACCTCTTTTTAATTCGTAATCATCTTGTAAAGTTCTATTTATGTTTTCTCTCAGTCTTTTTAAAGTCTGTAGTTTTTCATAACCCGGATGCCAAATCATAGGTACCCCTCTACCACTTTTATTTTTAGAAGCATAAGGTACACCTTTACCATAACCTTTTTCTGATACTACTATTTTATTATTCATCTCTTGCGTTCTTTTCCACCCAGCATTATTTGGTCTACCTTTACCTACATGGCCTTTGTTACTACTACTACCTGCGCCTATAGTACCTTCTTGTCTAAATCTACTACTACCGTTTTCATATAATTCAGTAAGGCTTTTGTCATTTTTTCTCATCCTACTACCTTTAGCGCCTGTTGGTTTATCTCTACGGTCAGTATTAGAATAAGAACCTACTTTATATCTTATGTGTTGATTTACTTGTTTTATACCAAAAGCCTGTAAAGAATTAGCAATTACATTAGGAGCAATAGTATTAGGGTTTTTTGTTCTAATGCTTATAATTTCACTTCTAGTACGTAATATACCTTCTCTAATACTTTTTTTAATATGTTTTTGAACTACAGAAGTTGCTTGTGGTACTAATTCTTTTTTAAACATTTTTATTATTTTACTCTTGTCAAAAGTAGTAGTAAAAGACATAAGACTATCATTTTTAGTACTACCAACCATTATACTCACCTTAATCTACAGAACCAAGATGGGCTAACCTTCTTAAATTTAAAGTACCTCTATCTCTCAAAACTCCGCCTCTCATACTATCCCCACCACTAAAGAAAGTACCTTCGTCTTCCATATAATAAGCCGCCGCTAGGTCAGCACATACTTCACGTAAAACATGAGCCATTTCACCATCTTGTATTGGTACTCCGCTTGCGTGGTCTGCTGATATACTTGATATCCCTGTTAATTTTGTATATGTAAAAGCAGATGTAATAGAAGCGTTACTATCTCCCGAATGAGAAATAACAATAGCCGTAGGTGCTACAGTATAAACTCCTGCCGCAGTTATATTTACGCTAGAAATAATACCATTGTTGTTTAGGTTTGCGGCTACCGTAGCATTACCGAAAGAAGTAGAAGAAGTTACTGTAGGGGTTGATGCATACTTAGTAGTATCATTAACTGAAATTGTTTGTATTTGCCCTGTGTTAGAAAGAACTGCGGTAAATGTTCCATTACCAAGACTACCACTTGATGCGGCAACTGTTGGTACAGAAGAAAATTTTGTAGTAGAATTAATAGTAAAGCCTGTTATTGCGCCACTACCGTTTACAGCAAAAGAGCCACCTGTTGCGCCATTAAGGGTAAAATTACCAGCACTAGCACCTGTGTTATCTCCACCTATAGAAACCGATGCAACAACAGCATTTATTGTGTAAGCACCTTTGCTTACACCATTGATTAAAATATTACCTGCTTGGGCAGATGTGTTAGTACTACCTATAGTATAAGATGCAGTAGTAGCGCTTATACCATACGTGCCTGTAAAGCCGCTTCCTGTGCCGCCTGTGGCTGACAAAGTACCTGCTTGGTAGTTTGCACCAGCGTTAGCAATTGTAAGGGCAGATACACCTCCATTTTTACCTGTCCAAGAAAAAGAATCACCATCAATATTACCTTGTCCTGCGGTAGCAAAATCATTACCGTTAGTTATATTAACTGTTGTATCTTGTACATTTACTGTTTCGCTAATAGTAGACTCACCTTGTTCTCTACTAGGTACATTACGCCCATAATCTCTAAACTCTTGGTCTATATCTATTGTGGCTCTACGTATAGCACTAGTCAATTTGCTGGACGCAGAAGTGCGTTGTGCGCTATTTAAACCTAATCTATTTCCTGCATCACTTATAGAACAATAATATACCATTTAAACTCACCAACACCATTATTAACAGTAGCATACGCCTCTGTTGTTTTTTAAATGTATCTAATGTTTCTTGAATGTTTTGTATGTCTTGGTGTGAATACACTAGTTGATTCGCTATTGTGTGACACCAAGAGTGCCAGTCCACGCTTATTCCTCAAGCCTTGTTATAAGTTCGGATTTCTTACCTTTTGTAGACAAGCCTTTTTCTTTTAACATAACTCTAAGTTCAGTAACTTTGTATTTATCTAATGTATCTTCTAATACTTCTACTTGTTCTTTGACTTCTTCTGCCTTTTCTTTGACTTCATCAAGAACATCTAAAATTTCATCCATACTAAATTTACCATCAGCACTTAACATAAGGTATTTCCTATATGCCCACACACCAATTCCTAATAAGATAGCGCAAGCACCTAAGACTATTTCTACATCATCAAATATAGATGACGATGTTTCTACTACACACGCTACTGTTTCATTTAAAGCGTTGATACATACGTCTACTAATTGTTCTTCATTACCTGTTCCGTTTGTTGTATTGTTATCTTCCATATAATCACCTGTCAAATAATATTTGTTTTACTGCCGAAGTAGGAATTACTGTAAAGTGCCTGTTACTACCCGGCCTATATAACTTATAGCCATGAGGTGTCTCTTCAATGTTTACATTAGTAAAAGACTTTTCCGGTGGCTGATATACTATTTTACCTATTCTTGCTTCCATAAATAAGTCACCCCGAAAGTATTATTTAATGGAGCATTACTTGTTATATTATTAATCCACATATAAACCAATTTTCCTATAAACCCACTTAAGAATTTTTTCAATCTTCGATAATTTCATTCTCTTCTTCCAGTTTTTCTAATTGTAAATCAGCATTTCTTTTCGCTACTTGTTGAGATATTTCATGTATATCTCTTTTTAGACTAACCATGACACTATCAATATCATTTACTGCTTTCTCCATTAGGCGCAACCAAACTAATCTGTCTGATGCTACCGCACGCATTTGTTCCACTTCACTAATCTCTTCGGACATAGTAAAACCACATATAGTAGTGTATATAAGGATTATGCTAACCAAGAAGGCTTTGTTGGAAAATTGGTATAACAGTCATCGGGATTATCATACGCCGCAGGTAAATCTAACAAAGCAGTTCTATATGTTGCTAAGTCTGACTTCTGTGTATCTGTTAATCCAGCATATACTAATGTCAATTGGTATTTATCTACTAGGTGTAATGCCGTATTTCTATCTTCACGCAAGTAATCCCATTCTGCTTCTGTAACCATAATCAATCAAACTCCACATATAGATGTCCACTACAACTGTGCATACTTACACCATTTACAACAGTTCTTTGTATTCTAATTTCATCACCTTTAGCAACTGGAAGATTAACTACTACTGAACCACAAAAAGAAGGGTTACTATTATACACAATGCTATTAGGAATTGCCGCTAAAACCATATGTGCATCTCCTGTTACACCTGTATCAACTTGAGTGCCACCCCTTTGAACTGAAAATTGAAAGTGGTTAGTTCCGGCAGTTCCGCTATTATTGTTATTTCTGTTTATCTT